GGAAATGGACAACCTTTACTTACAATAACAAATACAAACCCAAATGGAACTACTAATGGAGATTTTTCATATTCAACTAGGAAAAACGATCTAACAGCAGCTGGAATTAGTGCAGATTTATTAACCACTTCATTGAAACAGGAAACTACTTGGGCTAATGTACAGGGGACACAATCTACTCCACCAAGTAGAGATGATGGAAATCAAAGATCTGAACCAAATTCTGCAGATTCCGGAACTCAACCCCCACAAGATCCAGAGTTTAAAGGAATTGGACCTTTAGATGAAAAATCTTTTACAGAAGATGCATTTAGAAATTATAAGTATCCAATCTCAATGAATGCTCTTCAGGATAGAATTTTGATACAACAACTTAAGTATGTGAGAAGTGATGTAATACAAAATGAGTCTAATTTTAGTAGTGCAAATGGAAATACTAAATTAAAAACTCTTGGAAGTGTTACTTTACCAGTTCCAAATGATATATCTGAATCAAATAATGTTGGATGGGGAGAAGATAGTTTATCCAATATAGCTGCTGCTGCAATGGGTCCATTGTCTAATATGGTTGCAGGTACTGCAGAAGGTGATCTTGGACAAATCCCAAAAGGAGTTGGAGAATTGGTAAAAGTTTTTACTAATGCAGCAGTAGGAACAAGAGCAAAACAATTCCTTACCACTAGAGCAGCTGCAAGTTTAGTAGGAAAAATTGGAATCAATGTAAATCCAGAAGCATACATCACTAGAGTTACTGGAGCAGCAATTAATCCTAACTTAGAACTCTTATTCAATGGTCCAAAATTAAGATCATTTGCATTCCAATTTAAGATGTCTCCAAGAAATCAATCTGAAGCTGCTGAGATCAGAAGGATTTTAAAATTCTTTAAAAAGGGAATGGCACCAAAAAGATCTTTAATAGAAGAGTCTGCCTTTTTCTTAGGAACACCAAATGTTTTTAAATTAAAATTTATGTCTGGTGAAAATGAATTAAAGAGTATAGGTAAATTTAAAACCTGTGCTCTGGTTGGTTTTAATGCTAACTATACACCAGATGGATTCTATGCAGCATTTAATGACTCTAGTGCAAATGGATCACAACCAGTTTCAGTTACAATGCAATTATCATTTACTGAATTGACTCCAATATTCAATGATGAATATGACAATGATCCAGAGTCTGATGATGTTGGTCCAAATACTTTTACTTATGAATCTCCACTAAAGACAGAACCAACAGAGACTCCTCCTCCAACAGATAATGCAGAACCAACAAATCCATCAAGACAATCAGGAGTTCCATCTCCTGATGGAAGAACAAATAGACCAGGAGGAAGATAAATGACTTATTTCAGAGAAGTATCAGACTTATTCTATCAGTCCCAACAACAAAATAGAAACTCTTCTTTTGATTATGTGAAGGTCAAGAATCTTTTTCGTAGAGCAAAGATTCGTGATGACTTCTTTCAAAGTGTAACTGTATTTACTAAGTATAAAATTATTGGTGATGAAAGACCTGAACAGGTGGCAGAAAAAATCTATGGCAATTCAGAATATGATTGGGTAGTTCTTATATCAAACAATATCATTAATGTCAGAACTGAATGGCCAATGTCTGAATATGACTTCAACCAATATCTATTCAGAAAATATACTACAGAAGAATTATATGAAGAGCACCACTGGGAAACAACACCAGTCTTTGATAGCAGAGGAAAATTAATTATTCCTGGTGGAAAAATAGTAGATGAAGATTTTACAGTAGAATATTATGATGAGCAATTACAGAATCAATTAATCACACTAAGTCCAGTAAAGAAGGTTACTAACTTTGAGTATGAGACTTTAAAAAATGATAATAAAAGAAATATTAATTTACTAAGACCTAGATTCTTACAAACTGCTATTGATGATATGAAGGAGATTATGTCTTATGGATTCTCATCTCAGTATGTAGATGAGAAAACAAAAAAGGGTGATAATTTAAGAATTATCACCCAGAGATAATCATTCTTCAGCAAGTCTTGCAAAGTAAGAAAGGGTATCATCTTCATCCTCATCAGAAGATGCAGAATGACTTTGTGAGCGAGTCCCACCATACTTTCCCTCAAGAACTTCTTCACTAGAAGGAACAGGACCACGATCATTATCCTCATCATCAAAAGATTCATCCTGCTTAGGAGCAGTCTTCTGACCTAGAACAGACTTCAGACGAGCATCAAGTTGTTCATAAGATTTGAAAGTGCTTGGATTTACATACTCCTCAAGAGAGTATGCTTTCTTCCAGATGCCCTCAAGAACATCATCATCAAAGTTACCAAGAGTTCCAGGGGAATCAAACTCAGACTTGTCATAGTTCCAATAACCATCCTTCTTGGTGATCTTCACTTTGAAGTTAGCACCTTGCCAGAAATCAAAAGGATCAATTGGAGTTTCATCATCAAACTCTGGTTGCATTGCTGCAGAAATCTTATCAAAGATTTTCTTACCATACTTGAAGAGGAAGACCTTACCTTCATTCTCAGGATGTGCTTTGTCACTTACCACATAAATGTTGGAGTAGTAAGACAGTTTACGCTTCCTTTGACGAACAATTTCTTGGTTGGATTTGCTGCCTGTGTTCCACAGTTCCCTATTTGCTTCACAAACTGGGCAGTTCTGATTGATTGTAGTCAAGCAATTATCAATCAACCATCCACCTGAACCTTGGAAGGCATGAGTATAAACTTTTGCCCAGGGAAGTTCTTCACCTTCTGGGGCAGGCAGGAAACGAATAACTGCAAAACCATTTCCTGCTTTATCTACTTCAGGTTTCCAGATGCGTTCATCTGTTCCACCACCTGAAGAATTCATCTTTTCAACTTCATTCAGAAGTTTAGATGTAAGTGAACCAAGAGAAGATTTTTTCTTAAGTTCTGAAAAGGACATTAGGATTACCTCGGATTAATTGGATTAATTGGATTGCTCCACCTAGACATCATACCATGTGGGAGGTCATGGGTCAACCATGACTTTGGTTTTCAGGTTTTCTATAGTCATCCTCATTGATTTGAAGATGCTATTGACATCTGCATTACCAAACCCAAGCATTCTTGAAGATTCTACAATTTGATTCTTCATTTCAATTGCTTTAGGATCATCAGATAAACTTAGTCTAGTGTAAAGTAATTGCTGTTTCTCTAAAAGATCAGAAAGAAGTTGCATGTGCTCATACTTTTCTTCTTTTGACATTGTAGGAAAAACAAAAAGTTCTTTCCCTATTTTTCTTTGTAGTTCATTGATATCGTCCATTTCTTTTTGGACAAATTCTGAATCAAAAAAAGACATTTATTTTCCCCCAACAATGGATCTCAACATACTCTTATAAATTCCCACATCAATATTTAGAAATGGAGAATACTTTTTAATTTTTAAAGATATAGTTTCCCACACTGGATCTAAAAGTTTTTTATCAAATTCTTTTCCAACTTTAAATATTTTATCATAAACAACTAATGTTTCTATACAAATATTCCCCTTCAAAAAATTCTTAACTATTGGTGGATGTTGCTTTGAGCAATCAAATAATTCATTTAAATCATACTCAGACAACAGTTGTTCTGATTGTTCTTTAACCAAATAAGTCAAACTCTGTTGTCTTTTCTTCCAGGACACAAAGGTAGATTCTCCTGTTCTGATGATCTCTCCAATCCACAATCTGCCAGGATCATCTACCTCAACAAAATTTGCTATGAAAAAATTCTTTATATCTTCATCACTCTTTTGTCTGGATAGTTTCTCATACCAATACCTATCCTTACGTTTATTGAAAGACTCTATTGATGCTCTAGTCTTACCTGCATATTTGATGTAATCATAACTTGGTTTACTAAAATGATTTTTAAGTGCTAGGTAAGTTCTATAAGCATCAAAAGGTGTCATATCAAAAGTTTAGCTCTAGATGTACGTTTTAAAAAGTTTAAATTAATAGCATCACATTTAAGTTTTTCCTTAAGTGGTTTGCTAATCAATTTGGATACAGAATCAACTTCTATATTGTTCTGCTCACAATAGTATACTACTGCATCAATATAATTCATATCACTATTGACCTTTACCAAGTCTTCAATGATATTAGAAAATTTTGCTTGACATAAAAACTTTGTCTCTAATGCTTTTTCTAATTTATTTTCCATATTCTTTTAGTTTAGAGTTTATAAAATCCTTGATATAAGATGATAAAAGTTTGATATATTTTGTTTTGTCATATTGCTCATAGACAACACAATCT